AGGCACTCCACCTGAAGGTGTTGCTTCTGTTCCTACATATAAAACACCAGCATTACCACCGCCAGTACCAGCAGTATTTACCACAATTCTATTAACTCTAAACCAAGTGCTACCATTTAATTCAACACCTGTTTGACCGTTTAAACTTACGGTTTCTACTTTTTCATCAAAATTATTGTCTAGCCCACTAACGGTTACAGTTCTTGCACCAGTACCTAACGCTGTATCATCAGTAGAAGAGCTAGATATATAAAGAGTTGAAGCTGAACTTAAATATGAATATATACCACCTTGAAGCCATACGGTTGTTAAAGTGGTGTCGACAGCAGAATTAAAGCCAAACTTGTGTATGCTTTCGTGAAAACTTATTTGATCTCTAGCAACTTGTAATTCAAAAGGCTCTGTTTTACCGACTCTTGAAATTGATGATACTTCCTGTGCCATTATCTTATTTTAGTGGATTTAATTTTACTTGCACAACCGTTACCTTTACACATTACTTCACCACCGCAATTTAAACCTTGTGCTGCTTTAAAATCTGCTGCGGTTGGTGCACCTTTTGATCCTGGCTTACGCATGCGTTCACCAGAGCCTTCTTTTATACGCTTACGTTTAGCGTGAATGTTATCCCAAAGTCCTCGTTTAGCCATTATCTAATTTTAGTTTCTTTAGTTTTAATAGCACAACCGTTACCTTTACACATAACACCACCTTTAACTTTACCAATGCGTAATTCTTTCAAATCAGCACCAGTGATCTTGTCGCGTGGTTCTGCTATTCTAGCTAATTTCTTTTGTTTAGGAGAGTATTCGCTAAAAGGCATTATAACTTACCGCTCCAATCAGCGTTGTGCTGTGTGCCTTGTGTTGCTTTACCTGTACCTTGAGTTTTAACTTTACCCATACCGAAAACCTTTTTGAATAAAATATCTTTTACTCTTACTGGTCCGCCGTCGGCTAAATTAATTCTGTTTGGTCCTTTTACGTTTACCTTTTTCATGATTTATCCTCGTTTTTTAGCTTTACCGCCACGTTTAAACGGAGTGGCAGCTTTTTTCAAACCTTTAGCTACTTTGCTTCCTGGAGCTATTTTATTAGCCACCATTGAAGCAACTTGCACAGGAGCTGTCTTAGCTTTATACGCACTTCTAGCAGCAGTCTTAGCTACGTCTTTAGCTATATCGCCTGCGCCACCGCGTGATAATTTTTTACGTTTAGTTCCTCCATGAGCTTCACCACCACACATCAACCTTCTACGGTTAGCGTTACCTGCTGGAAGCTCCATTTTTCCTCTTTGTTTTCCTGGCATTTTAAAATCCTCTATTTTGGTTGTCTGAACTTCTTACGTCTCGTAATAGTTCTGAGTAAGTTTTACGGATGCTCTCTTTTTCCTTCATAAGAGCTTCCTCCCTATCTTGAGCTATCTTCATTTCTGCGATAGCTTCATTTGATTCTATTTTAGCTAAATCTACTTGAGATTTTAAGGCATCAGACTGAGCTTTTTGTGCTATTTCTTGTTGTTTGAGTTCCACTATAGGATTCATCTGTGCCATTTGCTGTGCTTGAGCCATAGCCTGAGCTTGACCAGTTACTACTTGTGTAGCTTGAGCAGCAAGTAACGCTAGTTCATTCATAACTTCTGGCGGTATTTCGTTACCGAGTTCAGGTAGTTGTTGTCCTAGTACTTGCTCTATTTGCTGTTTGTATAACATAGCTTGATGCTCTTGTATATTTGCACTTATAGCTAATTGAGCTGTTTGGTTTTGTGCTATCATAGGATTCTGTAAGAATGAACTATGAGCAGCAATATACGCATCGTGGTTCTGGAACTCAAAGGCTTTAATAGGTTGTCCTGTCATCGCTGCTTGTTGTTCGCTGATCGGGTCACGAGGTGGTATAGCTTGAACTGGTGGTAGTATAGCGTCTATGTTTTTAACTTCTAGAGCTTCGTACATACGCTTATAGGCTTCACGTAGATCGTGTATTTGCGGTGCTGCCTGTGCCATTTGTAATTCTTGTTGAGCTAACATCACTCTTTGAGCCATGCTAAAAATATTAGGGTCACTGACTGGTATAATATCTACTCTATCGTCAAAGTCACCTTGTTTAATTTCACGTGTAGCACCTGGAACGTCATAAGGATACACAGGTGGTAAGCTACGTGAGAAGATTTTAGCTAATAGCCTAAATTCTTTCTTTTGAGCAAAGTGTAAACGCTTGTGTATAGCGGACATTACCTTAGTACCACGCTCTAACATAGCTACGGTAGTGCCTACAGGTAGTTGTTGACTACCAATATCACCTACTTGCATGTCTGCGATACTAGCAAAACGTCTTCCAGAGTCAATAATAACGCCTAATAGCTGAGCTAGCACATTACTGGGCTCTTTATACGGTAAAGGCATCAATGCATCACGGATTGTGCCTCCTGGAACGTCGACATCCCTAAATTCTCCTGGTCTTAGGGGTTCATCTTCCCCTTGTACACGCATTCCACGTGCTTTAAAGCCAGCAGGTAGGTTACTTAACGTACCAGCGTCAATTAATTGACGTAAAACTGATGTTGCGGACTTAGTTAGCCCTCCAATCATGTGAATTAGCCCAAAACCGTAAAAACCTAGTCCTGGGAGGAACTTATAGTGTACAAAATACTCCTTTTTACGGAATAATTCGTCGCCTTGTTCCCAGTTTCTTCTTATTGAAAGGATTTCATTACTATCTTCAAGGATAGTAACGATATAAGGCACCGCAAAACCGTAGTCGTCTATGTCTGGTAGCTCTAAATCAACGTGTAATTCTAGTACACTGTACTCGTTATAGTCGGTAAGAGGCATAGATATGCCTTGTAACTCGTCAATTTTCTCTTTTGCTTCGTTATATTCTAGGTCTACACCTGCTTCACCTATAGCTATGTCTCTATAGACACCGCTTTTTTGTAATTTTTTAAGGTCATTACCTGTCATACTTACTACATGAGTAAATCTAGGGCTAGTTTCAAGGTCTGTGGTCTCGTAAGATACTACTAAGTCCTCAGCTTTTACTAACCTACTAGTAGCTCTACCTAAAAGATTGTCATAATAAACTTTTTTAAACGCACTACCAGCTAACGGTAAATAAAATAGTAGACTGTCCATCTCTGGGTCATACTCTTGCATAACCTCAGTGATTTGATAATTCATAAATTCTTTTACACGTTGGCTTTGAGCAGCAACTTCTGGACTTTCGTTGCCCATAATTCTAGTTTTTACTGGTCCGCCAGACGGTAAAAGTTCTTTGTAGGCTTGAGCTTGAAACTGAGTTACAGCTTCACTCAATAGAGGATGATGAACACCTGTAGCTCCTGGGAATGGCTCTTCACGTTCTTCTGTTTTTATGCCTAGTAAATCTAGACCTTTAGTAAAAACATCTAGCCAATCTTTACGGGAGTCTTTGTCCTGTTCAAATGCATCAAGTAGTTCGTTCGCCAATGTATTAAGCGAGGAGGAATCCAGCACTTCCGCAAGATTGACCTGATGTTCAGTAACTATAACCTCTTCCTCTTCAAAAAGGGGAATTAAATTACCTCTAGGGTCAACTTCAAAAGCGGAAGTCATTTCACCTTGAATATCCATCTCTTCTGGGAGTTCGATTTCAAGTGATTCTTGAAGCTGTTCTGGTAGTGCTTCTACTACCATTTGCTCCATAGGATTTTGTTTTTCTATTGCCATGTGTTAATAATAACTTATTTTTCGTTTGGGATATAGTTCTTCGTCTTCGTAATCGCTAGGCAATCTGACAAAGCCACCTTGTCTAAAACGCAGTAAGGCTTGAGTGGTTGAGTCTACTAAGTCGTCGTGGTCTCCCGCAGGAAACATAGCACACTCTTCTATAACTTCGTTAGCCCATTTAGTGTCAGGTGCCCAAACCATACCTGACTCAAAAAGTGGTGCTGCTGCGTTTACTCTAGCTACTTTATCATTTCCCTTTGAGGGAGTAAAGTTCTGTACAGGTATACCTATATTACGTAGTTCTTGCGTAAGGGGCATACCACTAGCTTTAGCTTCTATAATAGTTACGTCAGGTTGCCATTCGTGATATTGTTCTAAGGCTATAGCTTTTAATTCAGGAAAACTATACCGCCCTTTTATAGCGTCTAATAAAATAATATGTGGAGCTGTGCCGTCGTAATAGTGCTCACCTACGCTACCTTCAGGATAAAACACACCCCACGTAGTAATAGCGGAATAGTCAGCCATCTCACGTTTTAAAAAGGCGGTATCATAACTTTGAATAATGTAATCACATCTAGGTGGCTTTTCTCTTTCCCACATATTCCACCATTCACGTTTAATAAGTGCACCTTCTTCTGAGCTGGGATTCTGCATGTATTGAGCGTGCCACTTTGGTCCGCCACGTAAGGTAGCTTGTACACTTTCTAATTCTTCCTTTGACCAATATTCTGGCCACAGAGGCTCACCGCTAGGTAGTATAGCAGGTAGCTCAATAAGTTCCCATTGATCTGCTTTAGGGTCACGTGCTGCGTCTTTTAATAGTCTACCTGTAAGGTCGTTCACGTTCCACCGTGTCATGACTATAACTATGGCACCTCCTGGCTGTAGCCTTTGGCGTGGTCCTGAGGTGTACCAATCGTAAGTGTCTTCCATGCTTCTTGGATTCATGGCGTCTTGTTCTGAGTGAGGGTCATCAATAATAAATAAGTCCGCACCACGTCCCGCTAACGCACCGCCCACACCAGCAGCATAATACTCACCTTTGAGTTTAGGGTTGCGCTTGTCTTGAGTTTCCCATTTACCTGCAGCTTTGGAGTCTGGGTTTATTAATACGTTAGGAAAAACTTTTTCAAAGTCTTCCGTTAACATTAAGTCCCTAATCTTTCTACCGAACTTAACCGCTAAGTCTGCGGTGTGCGTGGCTTGTAGTATTTTTAAACTAGGGTTACGCCCTACTAAATACGCAGGAAAGAAGTGTGAAGCAAACTCAGACTTAGTGTGTCTAGGGGGCATGTTTATTATTAGCCTTTTAATTTTGCCTTGTGCGATACGGTCAAACGCGTCCGCCATTTTAGCATGGTGAGCACCAGCTATAAACTGTGGCCATTGGCTTTTTACGAAGTCTAAAAAATTAGTTTGACATTTTTCTACACGTTCAATCTCAGCTAGTCGTTCGCTAAGTTCTAAGTGTTCTTTTAGTACTTCCTCAGGAAGTTGATTTAATAATTCTTCTTTCAATACTTACTATTAATATAGTTTTCTAACTCGTATTGAGCATCCATCATACGAGCATAAGCAGGAGTTTTGTACGCATTAGGGTTACTAAAGCCTCCTGGTAATTTCATTATTTCTGATTCTGCTTTAGTGGCTCGATTACTTAGTTTTTTAACCATCGGATCATTTCTATAAACGCTTTTAGCATTTTCATAAGCCTCTAACACAGCTCTGATATATTCATCACTAGAAAATAAATTAGTCATTTTTTTGTGTATACGTTTTCCAGGCTCAGCGTACCCAGAAGCTTCTACGTCTGCTTCTTTTAAGAAAATGTCTTTTATTTCTTTATAGCTTAGTTCGTTTAAATTTTTAGTTTCATTAAGCGTGTACATCATACTAGATATAGGGTATTCAATATCTGCTGGTATTCGTTCGCCTAGTTCTTTTTCGAGTCTTCGACGAGTAAGATTTATAAGTTTTGAATTTATATCTACTAACGGTGAGTTTGAAAAAGCAGGTATACTAGGAGTTAACTTTGCTGCTGCTTGTAGCGGACTAGCTTTTAATAAGTTTTTACCAACTCCAACAACAGGGTCAACAAGAGGTGCAGCTAAAGCACCGATACCTAAACCTTGAGATACTTTTCTTCTTGTTAGGTCGGGTTGTACTTCTTCTGCTACTTCTTTACTTGAAGTATTTTTAACTGGGTTGGCGTATCTTAATAAAGCTGGAGCACCAGCTAACGTACCCATGATTGCAGCAGTAGCAGTGTTACCTTTTTTATATTCACCTAAAGCGTCGGCACCTAGTACACCTGATTCAACCGCAGCAGCAGTTGAACTAACTTTAGGTATAGCCATACCGCTCAAGCCCATTAAACTAGCGTCAAGTAAGCCGAAGTCTGATATTCCTTCTCCGCCGAACATGTCTGATACTGGTCTTCTATCAGGAAAGTTTTTAGGAGCAGGTAATAAACCAGCTTCTATCGCTTCGAGATAGTTCATGTATTTTTCTTCTTCGCTTTCGCCTAATAAACCTTCGGCAACGTTTTTACCAGTTGTACCGTATTTAAGCGTAGCTAGTTCTCTGAGTTTGTCTCGCCAACTTAACGTTGAACGGTCAGTAGGAGAAACTTGATAATTTTCAAAAGGATCAGTTGCCATAACGTAAAGGCATTAGCGTAGCTATACCACCGCCTCTTAAATTTAGGGGTTCAAAAGTTCCGTCGAGTATGTCTTCCATTTTACGCCCTAAAGCGTTATAGTGCTGTCTATTACGTTCTAGGTTACTAATTAACCTAGCACTAGCG